AAGGAGAAACATCGACCCCCATTGGGAAGATTTTCCCTGAAAATGGCTCGGCTAGGCACTATCAGGAATGAAACAAATTGAAATGGCTCAATTGGGAGAGATTGCCCGAGTCAGGGACGAATCGACTATAAGGGGTGTGCCAGAACCGCGTATTCACACAAAACTCAATGATTTGCCTTCTTATGGCGAACAAATGATTAAATTTTGCGAGGAAATAGGCTTTGAGTTGATGCCTTGGCAGCAATGGCTGGCTCATCATTCACTTAAATACAAACCTGACGGCCGATGGGCTCACCCAATTGTCTGCTTATTAGTTGGCCGACAGAATGGCAAATCAACCTTTATGGCGCTTAATATTTTATTTAGAATCTATGTTCTCAAAGAGAAATTGCAAGTTCATACAGCTCATAAGCTAACTACTTCGGCAGAGCTCTTTTATAAGATTTATGGAATTATTGAACAGAATCCAAAACTGGCTGCTGAATTTACCAAGAAGCTGGAAAGTAAGGGATTTCAAGAGCTGCAATTTACTGAAGGCCGCCGATATATAGTCAGAGCAAATAACTCAGCGGGTCGAGGCATCGCTGCGCCAAATTGCGTTCATATGGACGAAGTAAGAGACTTTAAGGATGATGATGTGTGGTCCGCTTTGCGATATACCCAAATGGCCAGCCCAAATCCTCAAACCTTTATTTATACCTCAGCTGGAGATCAACACTCAATTGTCCTAAATAGATTAAGGGAAAGAGCTTACGCCGCTATTTATGGAGTTAGTGATGATATTGGTTGGTTCGAGTATTCAGCCCCTAGGGATATTAAATTTGATAACTCACCAGCATTTTGGATGGGAGTATGCCAAGCCAATCCTTCACTTGGATTGACGATTCATCCAGATAATATTCGAGCAGTCTTAAATGACCCAGAGGACATTGTTCGAACAGAGGTATTAACGCAGTGGGTCGATACCATAAACCCAGTTATTAATCCGTCTCAATGGGAAAGTTGCAAAGTTGAGGGACTTCGACTCAACCCTGAAGCAGATACTTGGCTGGCTATTGATCTAAGCCCTAGTCGAAAGGAAGCAGCGTTAGTAGCAAGTCAAAGACTCGAGGGCGATAAGTTCCAAGTCATATTGCTTCAAACTTGGCATAACCCAGCCAATCTTGATGATAAAGCAATGGCTAATGATGTAGCAGAATGGGTGCGTAAGTATCCAGTTCAACTGGTTGCCTATTCAGCCAGAACTGCGTCAGCGGTAGCAGCTAGGTTAACGCCAGCTGGTATAAGGGTTGAGCCAATCGACGGCCTTGATTATGCCCAAAGCTGCGATGAATTACTAGGAGCTATCTCATCTCAGCGGTTAGCTCACTCGGGACAGGAAGAGCTGACCAAGCAATGCCTATCCGCTGTCAAACTCCCTTTCGGTGATGGCGGGTGGGTAATGGGTCGGAAAGTCAGCAATACGACAATTTGCGGAGCAATTGCATCAGCCTTAGCAACACACTATGCAACGATGGCTGAAACTAGCGTTGATATTCAAATAGTGTAAGTAGGCTCGCTTACAATGTAAGCAATGGGTGCTATAAGAGATTTCCTATTTCCAGCAGTTGAGGCCAAGCGCCCTATTGCCGTTACTGATGTTCAAGCAGCTTTAACACCAGTTCAGATTTCAGATTCAGTTTATAATATTCTTGGCGGTCCAACTAATACCACTCGCCAATTAGCAATGAGCGTTCCATCCGTTGCAAGAGCTCGCAATATTATCTGCGGAACTATCGGTTCATTACCTTTAACAACTTTCAATCGCATTACTGGCCAATATGTTGATCCACACAGAGTTATCAATCAGCCAGATCCAAGAGTTGCAGGATTCGTAATCTATTGCTGGCTTGCAGAAGATATTTGGCTATATGGTGCTGGTTATGGCCAAGTCCTAGAGATGTATAGCGCAACAGATGGCGGTCGCGTAAGAGCTTGGACTCGCGTTAGCCCAGACCGCGTTACAGTTGATACAGATTTCCTAAATACCACAATTACTGGATACAAAGTGGATGGTAAGTCAGTTCCACTTAGTGGCGTAGGTTCAATCATAAGATTTGATGGTGGAGATGAAGGATTACTTCACAGAGCTGGCAAAACAATTGCTGCAGCTGTATATCTTGAGAACGCAGCAGTTAATTATGCTAAAGAGCCTGCTCCTTCAATGGTATTAAAATCCAATGGCACTAACTTAACCGCCGAAAGAATTTCATCATTGCTAACCGCTTGGAAAACTGCTCGCCAATCTCGCTCAACTGCATTTCTAAATGCTGATGTAGATTTGCAGCAATTTGGCTTTGATCCTAAATCAATGCAACTAGCCGAAGCGCGTCAATATGTAGCACTAGAATTAGCTCGGGCTTGTGGAATCCCTGCCTACTTCTTGAGCGCCGAAACGACTTCTATGACTTACTCAAACGCGGTGTCCGAGCGGCGCTCATTAGTAGATTTCTCACTTCGCCCAATACTTAAGGCAATTGAGGAACGCCTATCATTGCCGGACTTTACACCCAATCCAGTAATGACGCGCTTTGCACTTGATGACTTCTTACGCGGTAACGCATTAGAGAGAGCTCAAGTTTATGAAATTCTAAACCGCATTGGCGCGATGAGCGTTGAGCAAATTCAGCGAGAAGAGGATCTAATCCCAAATGAAGGTTAATATGCCAATGGCAGTTACAGCTGCCGACACAATTAAGCGCACCATAACTGGAACTATCGTAACTTGGAACGAGCAAGGCAATACTTCCGTTGGCCCGACAGTATTTGCAGCGGATTCAATTGAAATGAAGCCAGTTAAGTTGCTTCTTGAGCACGACCGCACTCGCCCAATCGGCAAGATGGTCTCTCACAATCTAACTAAGTCTGGCATCGAAGCTACTTTCAAGATTGCCAACACTATGGCTGGAGAAGATGCCCTAATTGAAGCAACTGAAGGCTTGCGCGATGGATTTAGCGTTGGAGCCCAGATAAACGAATGGACCAACAACAAAGGCGTTATGCAGATTACCTCAGCAACCCTAGATGAAGTATCTCTAGTAACTGATCCTGCAATTGATTCTGCTCGCGTAAGCGAAGTAGCAGCTTCTGAGAATGAAGCACCAAAAGAAGATTCTGATTTAGCAACCGCTGATTCAGAGAAACCAAACGAAGGAGACCAAGTGTCTGACACTACTGCTCCTGCTCCTGCCGTTGAAGAAGCGGTTGAAGCAGCTAAAGCAAATATGGTTGAGGCAGCTCGCCCAGCCTTTTACACAGCACCTCGCCTTGAATTTACCAAGGCAAAATATCTAGAGAATAGCGTTCGCGCTAAACTCGGTGATGACGCAGCTCGCCAGTATGTTATGGCAGCAGATGACACCACAACAAACAATAGCGGCCTCATACCTACGAGACAATTGACAGAAATTGTGAACCCGCTATCAAATGCTGATCGTCCAACAATCGATGCAATTTCTCGCGGAGTTCTACCAGATGCTGGTATGACTTTTGAAATTCCAAAGCTAACAGTTGTTCCAACAGTTGCAGATGTTAATGAAGCTCAACCAGTTGGTGAAACTGGAATGGAAAACAGCTTCATATCAGTTTCAGTAAATAAGTATGCTGGCGGCCAGACTTTCTCAGTAGAGTTACTAGACCGAAGCTCACCAGTATTCTTTGATGAGCTAGTGCGCCAGATGGAGTTTGCTTATGCAAAGGCCACCAATGCTTTCGTAATTGGCGAAGTTGCCAACAACGGAACTCTAAATGCAACAGCAACCACAGAAGATAAAGATGGCTTGCTAACTTTCGTATCAACTGCAGCAGCTGCAGTTTATAAAGCATCACTCGGCTTCGCTCGCAATTTAGTAGTAAGTCCTGAGCAATGGGGCAAGATTATGTCCTACAACGATGCTGGACGCCCTATCTATACTGCATCACAACCACAAAACGCTGGTGGCGTAGTATCACCACAAAGCATTCGCGGAAATGTGCTAGGTCTTGAGCTTTATGTAGATCGCGCAGCTAATGGAACTGGTGGAACTGGCCTTGGAGATTATTCAATGGTCGTAATTAATCCAGATGCTTACACTTGGTATGAATCCAGCCGTTTCCGTCTGCAAACCAATGTGGCTCTTAATGGCCAAATTGAGGTTGCTTACTACGGATATGGAGCACTTGCAACCAAGGTTGCCGCAGGTGCTAACTGGTTCAACAAGAGCTGATAAATCCCTAATAGTGACGGCCAGTCCGCTCCCGAGCTGGCCGCTCACCTAACTGCTTGAAAGGATGACGAGATGCCAACAATAGTTACAGCCACAGAGCTGAGGACAATTCTTGGTGTTTCGTCATCCCTATATAACGATGCTTATCTAAACGATATTGTCGATGCATCGGAGAATCTAGTTCTCCCAATGCTGGTAACTTTTCAAAGCAAAATTAACAAAGTAAAGCTTGACGATAATATTGCTTACTTTGAGACCGCAACAATTCACGAATTTACTCAGGGCCAATCCGTAATTATTACTGGCTGCGGATCACCATTTAATGGCACTCACACAGTAACCGATGACGAGATTTCAGATTATGTATTCACAGTCGCAATCATCAATGCAGATATATTGGAGAAAAATATCATCCCAGCAGGAAACGCTGCGCTCTCTGGACTATCAACCTATGTCGGAAATGCCAATGCTGAAGCTGCAATTCTGGCTATCTCAGTCGAAATATTCCAAGCAAGAACCGCAGCAGGGGGATCAATAGAAGGCGTAGATTTTGCAGTAACCCCTTACCGCCTATCTAAGAACTTACTTGCCAAGGTAACTGGCTTACTTGGCCCATACCTTGATGTTGAAACTATGGTGGGCTAATGCCTATCTCAACAGATGTTCGCGGAGCAATCAAAACCGCTTTAGCTGGAGTAAATGCTAATATTTACGATTCTGTTTTCGAAGCTCCCATAGTCCCAGCAATAGTTATAGTTCCAGATTCACCTTATATGGAGCTTGAAGTGTTAGGTAAAGTTACTACTAGAGTTAAATTAAATTACACAATCACCGCTTGCGTTGCGTATTTTAGCAATGCCGCAGCTCTGGATAATTTGGAGCGATTAGTTATGAGTATTCTTGGAGCGCTAAACGCCTCCAAGTATGAATTATCGACAGTCGAAAGACCTTCGGTAACGGAAGTGGGAACTACAACTTTGTTAGTTTCCGATATACGCTTGAGCGTCCGCTACGAGCAAACCGCATAGGAGACCCAAAAAATGAGCACTACAATAATAACGGGGCGCGATGTAACCTTCACTCTTGATACGAAGCCATACGACGCTCAAACCACTTCAGCAACTTTGTCTGCTGAAACCATCATCGAGACTTATCAGACTCTTGATGGCCGCGCTTATAAGTCTGTTGATAAGCAATGGACATTCACAATTGAACTGCTACAGGACTGGGGTGCTTCTGGCACTCACGGCTCACTATTTGAGTCAATGTGGGCAAATGCAGAAACTGCTCCAAATACAACTGTTGCAGTATCTTTTACAGCAGCATCTGGCGCAGTATTCACTTTCAATGTATTGCCAATTTTCCCAACAGCAGGTGGCGCAGCTCCATCAGCGCTAACTGATACTTGGACTTTGACAGTCGTTGGACAACCTTCAGAATCTTTCAGCTAATAGATCGGAGCATCGGGAGCTATGAAATTACCAATAACAATTGAATATAACTCAGGCGAAAGTGCAACTTATATTGCTCAACCGCCTGAGTGGGCTAAATGGGAAAAGACAACTTCAAAGACAGTCTCATCGGCAGTCAATGGAATAGGCGTCTGGGATCTTTTATTCTTGGCATATAATGCTATGAAAAGAGAATCAGCTGGCAATCCAGTAAAAGCTTTTGAAGTCTGGATGGAAACAGTTTCAGATGTGAGCGCTGGTGAGTCAAACCCAAAAGCCACCCAGTCGGGAGTCTCAACAGACTCCTGATACAACTGGCAATAGCCACAGGCATACCGCATCAATACTGGGATAACGCGGAAGATGTTATGACCGCCCTAGAGATATTGGAGAAGCGCAATGAGCGATAATGTAGAGTTCAGCGCTTTTACCAAACGCGAACTGGGCAAGCTTGCAAAAACTTTTCAAACTATGGGAGATGAAGCCGTTGAAGAATCTCGGAAAGTGGCTTATGACATTTCGCTCCTCGCCGAAAGCGAAATTAAGTCAGCTGGATATTCTCGCACAAAGGCAAATAAAGCCGTCAGGCGAGTCGTTGATGGTGCATCAGTCTCTCGCAGTAGTAAGACAGGGCGCTTATCTTATGGTTTCGCTAATCAGCGTCTTTCAGGCGGAGGCTCAACCAGAATACTTTGGCAAGGTCTGGAATTCGGATCAAAGAAATTTAAGCAATTCCCAACTTGGTCAGGCCGCGCTCCAAGAGGCGGCTCAAATGGTTACTTCATCTTTCCAACCCTTCGCAAGATTCAGCCTCAACTAACGCTAAAATACTTACAGGCTATGAATAAAGTCGTTGAGAATTGGAGCAAGAGTGGCTAAAGATTGGCGCACACTTAAACTTGAAGTCCTTGCCGAAACGACTCAATTTGTTAAAGGAATGGACAAAGCCAATGCTACGACTCAGAGCTTTGGCGATAAAGTCGGGGATTTTGCAAAGAAAGCTGGTATAGCTCTTGCTGCCGTAGGTGCTGCCGCTGGAGCAATGGCTATAAAGATTGGCAAAGAAGCCGTTGCAGCTGCTTCAGATTTAGCTGAGACAGTATCTAAAGTCAATGTAATCTTTGGCCAAAGCGCAAAGAATATTGAACAATTTGCCGCAACCGCAGCTGCTTCTCTGGGCCAGACTAGAACGCAAGCGATGAACGCTGCTGCGACTTTTGGTATCTTTGGAAAATCAGCTGGACTTGCTGGACAAGAATTAACCGCTTTTTCAACCGAATTTGTAACCTTAGCATCAGATTTAGCATCATTTAATAACACTTCAGTAGATCAAGCTATTACTGCTTTAGGTGCTGCCCTACGCGGTGAATCAGAGCCAATTAGATCTTATGGTGTATTGCTTAATGATGCAACCTTAAAAGCAAAAGCTATGGAAATGGGCATTTATTCTGGAACTGGAACTTTGAGCGCCCAGCAAAAGGTATTAGCAGCTCATAAAGTAATTCTTGAACAGACTAAAGATGCACAAGGGGATTTTGCGAGAACCGCTGATGGGATGGCAAATAGCCAAAGAATTTTGACTGCAAGATTAGAAGAAGCCAAAATAATATTAGGACAAGCATTACTTCCAATTGCTTTGGATGTTGTTAATTTATTCAATGATAGATTCTTGCCAGTTATTGAAAAATTGGCTGGTTCTTTTGGCGGCGCTAATGGTCTTATTCAACAGACTCAAACTTTTATAAATCAAGCAAGAGAAGCCCTTGCTCCTATTTTGGAAGCTTTACAAAGAGCCTTTGACCGAATCAGTGAAGCAATGGAGCACAACAAAGATGACATTAAAGCTGTAACTGATTTATTTGTAACGATGGCTAATTTCTTTGAGAAATACATTATTCCAATTATTAAATATCAATTGGTTCAAGCGATTGAAGGTATTGGTATAGCATTTTCAGTTGTTCTAAAAATTATTGGCCCAGTAGTTAGCGTTATAAGTAGCGCAATTGATGGCTTGCTTAAATTAGTAGATGGCGCTATTTCGCGCATTAATTCTTTAATTGAGGCTTATAACAGAATTTCATTTTTACCTAATTTGCCAACAATCAAGAGCGGCACTGCAAACCCAATTGCGCCAAATATTCAATTGCCATTTGGCGGAGCTAGTGTAGGAGGCGCAGCTGTCGCTGGAGTTGCTGGCGGAGTTAATGTTGGAGGAGGAATTACTGTTGGTGGCGCAAGTGCATCAGCTCTAAGCAAAGGCATTTTATCGGCTATCAAACCTCAACAAACTTTAATAGAACAAATTAGTGAAGAGCAATGGTTGAAAAAAACAATTGAGTCTGGCGTATTTGATGTAGCTAAAGTGCGCAGAGGTGATGAAAATGGCGCAATCAAAGCTATTCCATCCAATTTTAATATTGCAGCTGCTAGAGCTGGCGAAGAACGCGGCAATGTCGTAATCAATGTAAATGCTCCTTCAGCTATCGATGAAGAAGGATTTACCAGAGCAGTTATCTTGGCGCTAAATAATACAGAACGGAGAACTGGTGGCGGTGGCTCAAGCCTAGTTACCCAGAGTCCTCAATGACCGCT